AGTAAGTGGGTGCCATGTCGCCTAGTACATTAGCACCCTGTTCCATTCCAAAGAATGTAGCAAATAGAACACACGCTGGGTACAGTAACATACCGTAAAGTGCGAACCATGCCATTTTTCTTTGAGCGTCACGCATTGCGTCCTCATCTTCCAAACGCTTGCGCTTAAACTCAATAAACATTTCTTTTTCTTTATTGTCTACCGCACCGTCGCCGTTTATATCTGCTGGGTGATACTTTGGATCATCTATCATAATACTATTCCTATTTTTTTATTGTTAGGTGGAACGTACTATTTATAGCATTTTTGTTTTTCTAAAATTTAATATCTTCATAACTGCTTTTAAAAGAAGATTTATCAAATACTGGTATATCACTACCTGAATCTTGCAAACCCTCTTGCGGGTTACCTTCAATGTCAAACAATTTCATTCTAGACCTATCTACACCTATCATAAAACGTTTGTTACGTGTCGGATCAGAATATCTGTTTTTCAATTGTTTAACCATTATCTGACCAAGTTTTTCTAGTTCTTCAGTGCTTATGAGAGCAAACATAAGATCAGCAGTAGCAGGAAGACCAAATGATTCTGAAGTGTCCGTAAGTTCTACATCGCTGCTATTGAAACCACTCCTCGTAGTTTGTGTCGCCGTAACTAAAGGAACATTTTGTTCTACTGCAAGACCTCGAAGTTCTTCTGCAATTGACTTGATGATAGTATAACTGTTTGCAGACGACCCCGACTTAAACCTACTTGAAGAACAAATATTAAGATAGTCAATAAAAATAATATCAGGAGCAAAATTTCTTTTTAGTTTCAATTCATTTATCAATGCTTTGAAATGCCCACTGTGTGCTGATGCTGTAGGATATTCTTTTACAATTAATCGACCCTGTATCTTAGCATTAATTTTACTAATTCTATCTTCAAACATTTGCTTAGACAATTCTTTCAACTGTCCGATAGGCAAGTTCATTAGATTCGCATCAATACGTTCTGCAATTCTTTCTTCAGACATCTCAAGTGTAATGTATAAAACATTTTTACCTTGTGAGATAGCATTCGCTGCCATGTGACACATAAAAAGAGATTTACCAACACCAGTACCTGCGAGTGCAACATTCAATGTTTTGTTAGCAAGTCCTCCTTCAGTAATCTCATTAAACATTGCCAAATCAAACGGCATCTTTTCTTCTAGTCTATGATAGAATTCATATCGTTTGTCTGCGTTTTCAATGTAATCGTGACCAATATTGTTATCAAAACCAACTTGTAGTGCTTTAGACAATAAATCAGGAAGTGCATCAGGACCTAAATCACTGTTTCTTCCATCAATGATTTGAATGCCTTCCATGATAGCATTAAAGATCGCTTTATCTTTACAAAACTTTTCAGTCTCATCTAATATCCATTGAGGATCATTTACAATAGGTTCAAACCCTTTCAACCATTCGCTTAGAATAGGAAGTTGACCTTCAGTTACTGTTCTATCTTCTTCAATAGAGATAGCCAGTGCTTGAATTGTCGGAGCTTTATTATATTTTATAGAATACTCTTGTATTTTTTTCAACAAGATTCTATGCTCACCTGTAAAATATTCAGATTTTAAAAAAGGTATTGCTTTTCTAAAATAAGCATCATTATCAAGTAGATTTACTAAAATTATATTTTCCATTCGGTGCTGCATTTAGAATCCTCTTTCTTATCATATCTACTGCGTTTTCATTTATGTGTTCAGGTATAGTAAAATCTGCATCGTCCGGTTTAACAAACATCTTGTTAGTATCATGATATCGACCTATGTCTATTGTGTCAAGAAAAATAGTATAGTCTGCGTCAAACATTTTTCTCGTTTGTGGTGTCGGGCATATAAAATCTGCAATTACTATAGAGCCAAACATTGCTTCAGTAAATGCAAGACCTCGCATACGAATAGCCTGACGAATTCTTGCTTCTTCTGAAAAATCCCAATCGCGTACTGCTTCTCTTACACGATCAGCATTGAGATGTACAAAATCAGGTTGTCCTTCACAAAGTTTTTCAGATAACCAAGTTTTTCCTGATCCAGGCAAACCACAAACCAAGACTATCATTCATCGGTCTCCTTTACAAATATACCATCTACCATACGGCCTTTTCTATCTTTAATATCATTATATGCCTGTGCCATACACTGTTCTAAAGTCAATCCATTTCTAACAGCGATATTAATAAGTACCACAATACAATCACCGATATCATCTGAAACATCACGACCCTTGCATACATTGTCGCTAAGTTCTCCTACTTCCTGTATAAGTTTACATACCTGATCTTTGTCAGTGGCACCATCAATAAGATTTCTATCAATGTGCCATTGTTTAATCATGCTCTCATACTGTTCTAATTTCATACTAATTCCTTTACATATTCACCGTAAATTTTTTCGATACAGCTTTCACACAGATAAACTTCTTGATCATCTGTGTGAAAACAAACTGCCCTGTCGCCTTCCCAAATAGGTATGTGACAACAGTCACATTGACCTTCAGACTTCTTTGTAGGCTGCATCAATGTCTTGTTCACTAAGTTCATCACGCATGATACCATCTACACTAGAGATAGAATATCTTTTTGTTATCCAACTGATAAATGTTTCATCATTTAACACTGGTTGCCAAAATTCTTTTGTATTAGTATCTTTTTGTCGATATTTACCATCAATAATTTCACCAGTATTCATATCTACTTTCTGATACCAACCATTGCTAGGTTTAATAATGTGTCCAGATTCTAATGCCATATCAAGTAATCCAGACCATCTACTAATACCACCTTCAAAAGATACTTCAATTGGAATCTTAGACTTTTCACGAACAAACCGAGATTTTTCAACATTAATAATAAAGTTATAACCTGTTAAATCTTGCCCATCTTTTTCTTGTTGACGACCAATGATAAAAATATTATCAGACGAATAATAAATTCCTGTACCACCAGAAAGAATATCTTTAGGGTATAGTCCAATTTCTTTATATGTGTGATTGACTACAACCATCGGAATATCTTTAATTGTTAAATGAGGTGTAACCATACGAAATAATGATTTCAACTGTTTAGCACGAGACATATCCGCTACACTCTTACCTTCAAGAGCATCTTCTACTTCTTTTTTACTTGCCAAATTACCAACAGAATCGACTATGATAATAACGTGATCACCTCGCTCAATACTATTTAATTGAGACATTGAATCATGTTTCAATTGTTCTACGTCTGTTATAGGAGTATGAACTACACGGCTCTTATCAATATCAAAAGTATCAAAATATGCTTGAGGTGTGCCAAATTCTGAATCATAAAACAATACTACGGCATCATCATATTTGTCCAAATACGATTTTGCTAACATCAATGAAAATGCTGTTTTAAAATGTTTTGAAGGACCCGCAAACACTGTTAGACCAGGTGTCAATCCTCCATCAAGACGACCACTCAATGCTACATTCAACGCAGGCACAGCAGTTTGAATCAAGTCTTTAACTCCGAAGAATTTAGACTCTGTTAAGATAGCAGTATCTTTGATAGTACTATTCTTTTTCAATTTATCAATTAAACTCATTATATTTTCTCCTAGTCAATTAGTTCTAATTCTGTATGTAATAATAACACACCTTAAATATATTTGTCAAGAATAGAAATAGTCTATACAAATAAATCCTCAAGTGTAGATTGTTTTTCGGTATTCCATTTTAAAGTTTTAACAATGGTATCCATAGGTTCAAGAAATGCTTTTTCAAACATTAAATCATAATCAACATATTTGTGTATGTTAAACTCTTCAGGCAATTTACTTTTAAAGGCAATAGTATTTTCTCTTATAGTGTTAGGTTCTTTTAAATATATGAATTTGATTTTATCGCCTTCTTGTATTTTTTCGTATCTGTTGTGTAATTCAAACTTATCCAAGTAATAATTATATAGTAAAGATCCACGAACATGCATAGGACAACCTTTGCCATATATTGAACTAATATTGCCATATGTTGCCATGTTATTACTACTACGAGGAAAT